AAGCGGAAAGAGCCGCTAGCAGATCAGACAGACGCGAAGATCGTTGATGCTGTAGTCCAGAAACTAGGGCCAGACGACAGGGCAGCCATCAACGCTGTCTATGTCTCCCACCCTTACCAGTCGATCTACTACGTCTCTGCTGAAATCTCCACCCCGCCAAGCTGGATCAACCGAGCAATCGAAAAGGCCAAACGTGGACTCTCAACCTGAAATCCGATTGCTGGCAGCAGTTGTAACCCTGGCAGTCCGAGACCTAACGCACCGTCCGTTGCTGGTGGACAAAAAGCCGGTTATGACAGACGAAGCTAGATCAGCGTGTAGATTTCTGTTCAGCGACTCATCCAATGGGTATTTGGAATCGCTTGACTATGATCCGTCAGTATTCAAGGATCAGTTACTACGGATGATGAACAATAATTCTCACGAGAAACTTGCCGGATTCGATCCGAATGACCGGCGAGCCATGCGGCAGAATTACAAACTTTGGAGCAGCGACTATGCAAGACTGGATTACGAGCTACCTGACGATGAAAGCGAACCTGACGAATTTGCACTCCTGCCTCCTAAAAAAAGAGGCAAACCAAGCTATCGACCTAGCACTGCAAATCGCAGCCGAAGCAAGAATGTGCGCTAGACAGATCGAACTCCAGCGCGATAAACTCTGACCGTCTCCTCCTTCCCCCTTCACAGGGGGTTTTTTTTGCCGTAAAATTGTGTTAGGAGGTGCCTATCATGCCAGCAGTCTCGAAAGCACAAGCCCGACTCATGCAAGCCGCAGCCCACTCTCGTGGATTTGCGAAAAAGGTGGGAATTCCGATGGCGACTGCCAAGGAATTCATGAGCAAGCAGAAGACCCCGTATGCCAAACTTCCGGCGAGGAAGAAGTGAAGCCAGTCTGGGACAAGCCTCGTCCTAAGAGTGCTGGCAAACCTGACCCGCTGTCGAAGAAACAGAAACGGTCAGCTAAAGCGATGGCTAAGTCTGCCGGTCGCCACTACCCGAATTTGGTGGACAACATGAGAGCGGCAAAGAAATGATCTGCCCTATCGCTACGCAGGACATCAAGGTCAATCTCAAGAACCGGGATTGGGCGTTCAAGAACGTTGATACGGCCCTGCCAATCCGAACGATGAGAACGAGGAGTTCTGGACAGCTAAGGCAGACGAATGGCAGACTAGTCCAGATGATGCCAAAGAGATGCGCTGCGGAAACTGTGCAGCGTTTATCCAGACTCCAGAGATGCTTTCCTGCATTGAGAAGGGGATTGGCGATGAGCCTGGGAACTATTCCGCTGACATCATGGCAGTTGCTGGGCTAGGCTATTGCGAGCTTTTCGAGTTCAAGTGTGCTGCTGACCGTACCTGTTCTGCTTGGCTAGTAGGTGGTCCAATCAAGCAGCGTATGACTCAACGGCAGCGTCAAATTCTAATGATGGCAAAGCAGGAATATCGAGATGACAGCAGCATGGACAAGGAAGGCCGGGAAGAATCCTAAAGGCGGGTTGAACGAGGCTGGGCGCAAGTCTTACGAGCGAGCCAACCCCGGTTCCGACCTAAAGCCTCCGGTAAAGTCAGGCGACAACCCTAGACGAGCATCGTTTCTGGCGAGGATGGGCAATATGCCTGGGCCGGAGCGGAAGGACGGTAAGCCGACTCGTCTGCTGTTATCCCTGCAAGCCTGGGGCGCATCCAGCAAGGCCGATGCGAGAGCAAAGGCAAAAGCGATCAGTGCCAGAAACAAGAAATAAACTGCAAGACAATATAAAGCGCATGACCCAATAGGAGTGCGTATGCAAGTAGAGCAAATCAGCATTGAGACGCTGATACCTTACGTCAACAACGCCAGAACCCACTCGGACGCGCAGGTTGCACAGATTGCAGCGTCAATCAAAGAGTTTGGGTTCAACAATCCTGTCCTGATAGCCGACGACAACAGCATCATTGCTGGTCACGGCAGGGTGATGGCTGCTCGTAAGCTAGGCAAGGACACAGTTCCCGCGGTAAGGTTGTCGCATCTTACGGAGATGCAGCGCAAGGCTTACATTTTGGCCGACAACAAGCTGGCGCTGAACGCTGATTGGGACAACAACTTACTGGCGATTGAGCTTGCCGACCTGAAAGACTTAGGGTTTGACACAGAACTGACCGGATTCTCAGCCGATGAGATTGCCGCGCTGATGCCGGTAGAGTTGACGGAAGGGCTGACGGACGAGGATGAAGTTCCAGAGGTTCCGGTTGATCCGGTTACGAAGCTGGGGGATGTGTGGCTGCTGGGCAAGCATCGGTTGATGTGCGGGGACTCCACTAGCATTGAGGCGCTCGAGGAATTATGCCAAGGTCAGTCTGTTGATATGTGGCTGACTGATCCGCCATACAACCTTGATATGACCGCAAAGAATGAGATGCTGAAAAAGGCTGGTAAAGCCAGAAAAGATGCGGCTACATTCGGCATCAAGAATGACGCAATGAGCGATGGAGAATTTAGGCAGTTTTTGCGAGACGCTTACGTTGCCGCAGATACCGTGATGAAGCCAGGCGCTGTGTTTTACATTTGGCATGCTGACTCGGAAGGGTATAACTTTAGGGGCGCGGCTCAAGATGCTGGATGGAAGGTGCGCCAGTGTTTGATTTGGAAAAAAAGTGTTTTCGCTATTGGTCGGATGGATTACCACTGGAAGCACGAACCATGTCTTTACGGATGGAAGGATGGTGCTGGACACCTGTGGGCAGCAGATCGAAAGCAAACAACAATCCTAGAATTTGATAGACCGTCTCGAAACGCAGAACACCCGACGATGAAGCCGGTGGCGTTGTTTGAGTACCAGCTGCTCAACAACACAAAGGGCGGCGATATCGTGCTTGACTCGTTCGGCGGCTCTGGCACGACCATGATAGCTGCCGAGAAGAACGGGCGCGTGTCACGATTGATGGAACTTGACCCAAAGTACTGCGACGTAATCATTAAACGCTGGCAAGACTTCACCGGCAAGACCGCGACGCTTGAGGAAACTGGCGAGTCATTTAATGAACTTTCGGACATAAAAAATGCAAGGCAAGCGGCATAAACCGTCAGATGAGGATCGTCGGCTAGTCAAGACGCTCTCCGCTGTCGGGGTCCGTTATGTTGATATTGCCGACAAACTAGAGATCGACCACGACACGCTGACAAAGCATTACAAGCATGAGCTAATGGAAGGGAGAGTGGAGGCTAACGCAGCCATCGCTCAGACGTTATTCCAGCAGGCAAAGGCCGGGAACACCGCGGCGATGATCTTCTGGTTAAAGACTAGAGCAGGGTGGCGCGAGCATAATGTGGTTGAACACGCAAACTCTGAAGGCGAACCGCTTAAAATGGCAGTGACATGGGCGTCCGAGAAATCGTAATCCCTTACGCTCCGCGGGATCCACAGCTTGAGATCCATCAGGCGATGGAGGATCACCGCTTCACGGTGGTAGTGGCTCATCGTCGTTTAGGCAAGACTGTCTCAGCCATCAACCAGTTGGTAAAGTCTGCGGTGATGTGCCAGAAGGAGCGCCCACGATTCGCTTACATTGCGCCAACCTATGCACAGAGCAAACGCATTGCCTGGGACTACCTGCTCCACTACACGCGTCCGCTGGGAGCCACACCAAACATTTCAGAGCTTCGTGTTGACTTCTGGGATCGCAGGATCGGTCTGTACGGCTCCGACAATCCCGACTCTTTACGCGGGAGTTACTTTGACGGAGTTGTACTGGACGAGGTGGGGGATCAGAATCCCAAAATCTGGAACGAAGTAATCCGACCTGCCCTAGCCGACCGTCAAGGCTGGGCAATGTTTAT